GCATAGTACCACAGCTCGGGCCGGGTCCGTGTCGAGGTGCTCGCCGTAGAAGATGGTGTCATACCCATGACCCGCCGGCGCCCGGACGGGGCCGTCGGGTCGGCGGGTCTTGTACCATCGGAGCTTGCCGGCCTGGTCGACGTAGGGGATGACCAGACGCTCGCCGTCCCAACCGACCTTGAAGCGCTCGATCAGGAACGACGGGTGGATCCGGTAGAGGTAGTCCTCCCGGGCGGCGAGGAAGTCGGCCAGGGCGTCATGGGCGTCGAAGCCCACGAGCACGTTGTTGACGTACGCCCGAGCCTTCTCCAGGTCGAAGAGCTTGCGCTCGCCGCCCTCGGTGGGACCGGACCAGCCGGACTCCTGGCACTCGTCCAGGAGGCGGCTGGCCCAGTCCTTGATCTCGACGAACCGGCGGTCGGGGGCGAACCGCTGGAGCAGGTCGAGGACATCTCCGTTGGACCCCTCAGCGAAGTCGCCCCACCGTTCGAGCTTCTCGCCGAAGATGTCGAACGACGGGTTGTTGTCGGGACGGAACGGGTTCTTGCAGGTGTAGAACCCGTCCCGGTCCTCGTAGGCCACGCCGGCCCGCTCCAGCACGTAGAGGATGGGCAGGGCCCGCAGCTCCTCGACGTTCCGGAAGGCCGGCTTGGCCCGCTTCGACAGCGCCTTGAGGTCCATGCCTAGAACGGCAGACCGGAGGCAGAGGCGGTGTCCGCTTCGGGGGCGAACAGCGGGGCCGCAGCCACCACCGGCGGCGCCGGGGTGTCGACGCCGGCGTCGAGGCGCTTGATGTTCTTGAAGTTGGCGAACACCTTCGTGGCGTCCTGCTTCGAGGGGTTGTGCACGATCTCGAAGTGGAACTTCCGGCCGAGCGCCAGCTTCGCCACCGACTCGGGCGGGGTGCCGTCCGGCACCTGGTCGAAGTCGATGCCGAGGTCCTTGACGACCCGGAAGAAGATGTCGAGCTGGGCCCCGTTGTCCGGGTTCAGCTGCTGGTTGAGGAAGGTGACCTTGCCGGCCTCGGGGCCGGTGAGGACCTTGAACTTCCACCACAGGCTGTAGCCGGAGGCCTTGGCCTTCGCCCCGGCGGCGATGATCTCGCCGTCGTACTCGCCGACGGGGAGCAGCTCGCCGTCGCCGCTGCCGGCCTCGGCCGCCTTCTTGCGCAGTGCGCCGTAGTTGAGGGTGGTCACTTGCTTGCCTCCGGGGTGTTGAGCAGACGCACCAGTTCGGTGATGTCTGGGTTGGGAATTATGCCGTTCTTGAAGAACTGCGTGAGGTCGTCGGTGCGGTCGCCCGCCTCGATGCCGGGGTACGGGGCGATGCACAGCTCCCGGCTCGGGAGCAGCTGGCCCTCCTCGAAGCGGGGACGCAGGTACCCGATCACGTCGAAGAAGGACCCAAGGCTGCGGCGCAGCCCGCCCTGTACGTCCGGGCGCTGGATCTTGTCCCGCTCCTCGGTCTGCGTGATGCAGACCACGGCGAAGAGGGGGCGCACCGGGTGGTCCACCAGGGTGGCCCACTGGCGGGCGGTCAGCTCCATCTTCTCCAGGAGCTGGCCCCACTGCCGGGTGTCGTCGAACCCACCCGAGGCGATGGTCGCCTTGCACTGCTTCTGCAGCTCGGTGAGGGTGTCGATGACGAACGAGTTGAACTCGTGCTTGCCGGACTGCAGCCACTGCGTCACGAGCATGACCGTGCTCCAGTTCAGCGCTCGCACGACGACGAGATCGTCCGGGGTGAGGCCGGTGGGCGGCGGGTCCTTGGGGTCCCACTGGATCCGGTTCTTGCGCTTGAGGTAGTCGGTCGAGCCCTCGCCGTCGAGCACGAGCACGGGGCCCGGGCAGGACTCGCCGAGCCACGACTTGCCGATCTTCGGCGTGCCGTGGACGAGGAGCGTGAGGCGGTTGGTCATCAGGCATCCACCCGCACGTACTGCTTGATGATCTCGAAGGACTGGGCGCCGGACTTGGCGGCAGCGTCGACCGCCTCCTGGTAGGAGTCGTAGCCCTCGGCGCTGGTGGGGGAGTCCCGTCGGTAGTCCCGCAGGTTCGTGAAGAACCGCTCTCGGTAGGTGATGGTGGTCGTCACGTCAGCCACTGATGGCCTCCTGGGTCGTTGCCGTCTCCGGCTTCTTGCGGTAGAACGAGCGGATGGTGTGCTCGAAGTTGAAGCCGTCGTCCATCTGCTTGCAGACGGCGAGGAAGTCGCAGTCCCACTTGCAGTCCGGTGTGGGGTTCGGGTAGAAGCTCGTGTCGTGGTGCTCCCGGTTGGAGTACCCCTCCTCTTCCCATTGTTGCATGAGCCGGACCATCTCGTCAAGCTGTCCGAGCAAATGCCGGCGGTGTGTGTCGAGGTGCTTCGGCGTCACCAGCATCTCGGCGTGGCCGTAGAACGGCGGGTTCGCACGAGCGGTGCGCTTCACCTTGCGGGCCTGGTTCGTGCGGAACATGCCGATGTCGAGACCGTGCTGCTCCTTGAGCAGCAGGGCGTACGTGAGGCCCTGCCCGCTGTGGTGCTGCACCTGCTCGATCGACGCCACGGTCTTGGTGTCGACGACGATGTTGGTGTCCGACAGCGTGTTGTGCACGACGAGGTCGGGCTTGCCGGTGAGGATGACGAGGTCGCCCCGCACCTCGGCGAACGGCACCTCCAGCTGCGGCTCGACGAGGAGCACGTTCTCGTGGGCGTCGGCCGCCGTCTCGGCGACCCACTGCACGTAGCCGGTGAGCATGATCGTCACCAGCTCGAAGTGGTCGGCCCAGTCCTGGGACCAGGCCTCGGCGGCGATCAGCTCGTCACGCTTCGCACGCAGCGCACCGTGCGGATCCTCGGCGTTGTAGTACGCCTCGACCCCGAGGTGGAACAGGGTGCCGATGTCTCGGGGTCCCTTGGTCACGCCGGCGGGACGATCCAACTCCAGCCCCTGGACGTACTCGAACATCCAGCTGCGGCGGCAGCGTTTGAACTTGGCGAACTGGGAGTAGCGGATGCGACGTTCGGTCATGGCTTGCTCTTGCTCCTCGACTTGCCGGGGTACTTGCCGTCTCGCTTGATGTTCTGGCGCTTGGGCTTGCGGTAGAAGAACGGGTGGACCTGCGAGGGGTCGTCCGTCGAGAAGGCGTCGTAAACCCCAGTGTAGCGGTACATGCGGCAATGCACACGCCACGCCTCACGAGATTCTGCGCACGGCTCCTCGCCGTAGTGGCTGTGCCGGCGGTAGTCCTGCGGCGTTCCGTCGCACGGCATGCCGCCGCCGGCCGGCCGCTCACGCTTCGGGCTCACTCGGCTGCGGCTCACAGGTCCCCCTCCAGCATAGCGGCGAGACGGTCACGGTCCCGCACGACGGACTCCAGGTGCTCGCCCTTCACGACGAGCGCCTCGTGGACCTTGGCGTCGACTGTTCCTCGGGAGACAAGGTCGATGATGAGGACCTTGTCGGCGTCCTGACCAATACGATGAATGCGATCCTCGGCCTGGCGGGACTGAACGAGAGACCACGGACGCTGTAGGAAGATCGCAGTCGAGGCCCGAGTGAGAGTGATGCCTTCCGATCCGGCGCCGAACGTGCAAAGAGCGACACGGACAGCACCCTCCTGGAACTGTCGGACGTGGAGCGCTCGCAGCTCCGAGCCCTCCGCCCCGGTGATGCGGACACTGGACACCTTCTTCTTGTCGAGGTGCTGCTCGACGAGGTCGATCAGCTTGCGGCTGGCGGCGAACACCACCACGGGCTCGGTGCCGTCGCCCTCGTCGAGGATGTCGAGGAGCGCCTGCACCTTGTTGCTCGGGTCTTCGAGCGCCACCACCTCACCGTCCTTGAGCACGGGCGTGGCGCTGGCGATCTGCGAGAGACGGAGCAGCTTGACGAGAGCGTTGTCGACGGTGAGCAGCTCGCCGTCGATGTTCGCCATCATCTCCTTGCGCATCTCCTTGTAGGCCTTCGCCTGCTTCGGAGTGAGGTCGATGACCCGGGTCTCGTACGTCTTCGCCGGCAGCTCGGTGAGGACCTCAGTCTTCGAGCGGCGCAGCATGTACTGGTCGACGAATCGGAACAGCTCGTCCTTCGTGGCCACGTTCCAGCCGATCGGCTCGAAGCCCCAGTCGGCCTGGTAGCCGTAGACGTAGCGGTCCTGAAAGGCGGAGCGGGACGCCCACACCACCGGATCCATGAGGTGGAGCAGGGCCCACAGGTCGTTCGGGGTGTTGCTCACCGGCGTGCCGGTGAGGGCCCACACCGTGGCGCCGTGGGCCAGCGCCCGGAGCGCCCGGGTCTGCTGCGCCTTCGGGTCCTTCGCCTTGTGCGCCTCGTCGGCGATGACGACCTTGAGGTTGCGGAGGTTGAGGTCTCGGGGCGTCTTCTCCGCCGGCGTGAGGTGGATGGATCCGAAGCCGGCGAGCCGGCTGTGGGTGCGCAGGCTCTCCCAGTTCGTGACGAACAGCGTGCCGGCGGGTGCCGTGGCGATCTGCTTGCGGCGCTTGTCGGCGCTGCCGTCGATGACGACGACGGACTGCCAGCCCGGCGCCCACCGCTTCGCCTCGTCGGCCCACTTGAACTTCATCGAGTTCGTGGTGACCACGAGCGCATCGGCGTCATCGGTGAGGGAGACGCCCCGCACGAAGTCGAGAGCGACGAGCGCCTGCACGGTCTTGCCGAGCCCCATGTCGTCGGCGAGGATACTGTTGCCGCCGAGCAGCCAGTCGGCGCCCGTGCACTGGAAGTCGTACGGGTCGGGGCCGTACGCTGCCCGGCACACGGGGTTGGTCTTGGTCTCCAGGCGGCGCTCCTCACGCACACGCTCGGCCTCGCCCCAACGCTGCACGTCCTCGCCGTAGACGAGCCGGTCCCGGAACACGGAGCGCAGCACGACGGCGTGGAACAGGGAGGCGGGGCACGTCCACTCGACGTCGCCTCTCTGCACGTCGAGCTTGCCGGCCCGCATGCCCGGCACCTGCTTGCACAGGGCCGTGTCTCGGGGCCCGACGTCGACCTTGAACGTGGTATCGTCCTTGAAGGTGAGGGTCACGGTGCTCACTGCTCGGCCACCTCGACCTCGGTGTAGAAGTGGTACCACACACCGTTGCGCTCGACCGGCGAGCCGGAGCGCTCGTACAGGGCCGAGACCCCGTTACGGCGGAGCACGGCCCGGTGCGGGGCGTAGTCGACCTCGGCGGCGTAGCCCATGTGGACTCCGTCCATCGCATGGACATGGATCTTGCGTCGTGCTGCGGTGGCATTCACTCGAAGCTCCGGAGTCGGTCGAGGGTGGGTTCGTCCTTCGCCTTCACGGCGAGGTACGTGAGGAGGTGGCGTGCGGCGTCGTTGTCGTGGCCGCCGTGGCCGGTGCGGTACCAGCCGAGGTGCTTGAGCTTGGCGTCGGTGCCGAAGCCCTTCGCCTGCGCCGGCGTCTGCAGCACGAACGGCACGGCGTGCTGGTGGCACCACAGCTCCAGCCAGCCGATGATCCGGTACGGGTCGGGCTGCGCCGTCTTGCGGGCCGTGGCCGACGTGATGATGAAGTCCTCGCAGACCACCACGAGCGGTGTGGCGATCTTGGCCACGGCCCGGGTGAACCAGGCGTGGAACCCGAAGCGGCCGTTGTCCTGCACGTCGGATCCGAACTCCCGGTCGAGCAGCCACGCCAGGCCGGTGTTGCCGCCCGGATCGACGGCCAACACGAACGAGTGTTCTGCGGGCTCAGTGCGCATCGGTGCCCTCCGGCATGTAATGATGCCCCCATGACTTGAAGGGGCCGGACAGTTCGGTCGTGATGGGGATGCTCAAGGAGTGGTCCTCCATGATAGCAGTAGCTTCACGAGCTGCGGCCTCCCCCTCGGCGCCCTCGGGGAACTGGAAGATCAGCTCGTCGTGCACGGGCAGCACGATGTTGTCGCCGTACCCCAGTGCGTCGAGGCGCAAGATGGCGTCGCCGAGGATGTCGGCGCCGCTCCCCTGCATCAGCCCGTTCACGCACTTGTAGAGGTCCATCTCGTTCGCCACGCTGAACCGGCGCCCGCCCTTGGTGAGGATGTACGCCAGGCCCTCGCTGTGCAGCCGGTGCCGGGCGGCGAGCGCCGGCTCGCCGATGTAGTCGCCGCCGATGACGTGGTCGCCGGTGAGCTTGCGCACGCCGGGGAACAGGGCGAACAGGCGCTTGACGAACGCCTCGGTCTCCCGCACGGAGAGCCCGCTGGCCTTCGAGAGCTTGTCGACCCCGGCGCCGTACGTGAAAGCGAGCATGATGATCTTCACCGTGCTGCGTCGGTCGTCGTTCTTGGTGATGGTCGGGTCGTCGTAGATGACCCGGCTCACGTACGTGTAGAGGTCCTCGCCGGCGAGCAGGGCGGCACGCATGCCGGGGTCCTGGCTGTAGTGGGCGAAGCACCGGGGCTCCTGCGAGCTGTAGTCCACGCAGTAGAACACGTGGCCGTCGTCGGGGATGATGCAGCGGCGGATCAGCCAGGCGCCGTCGTCCCGGGCCGGCAGCGTCTGCATGGCGGGCTCGGTGATGGAGTCCCGGCCGGTGACGGCCCGGAGCGTGCGGATGCTGTGGTGCAGGCGCCCGTTGCTGTCGACGTTCTCGATGAACGGGTCGAGGTAGGCGGAGATCCACTTTGTGATGCGGCGGTAGCGCAGCAGCGGCACGGCCACGGCCGCCCACTCGGGGTGCGCAGCGGCGAGCTGGGCGAGGATCACCTTGTCGAGCTTCGCCGCACCGGTGGGCGTGAACTCGTCCGGCTCCCAGTCGAGCAGCTCCAGGGCGGCGGTCACCTGCATGTTCGAGCGAGGGTTCTCGATGCCGGCCTCCTGCAGGGTGTCGGCCAGGTGCACGGCCTCGATGGTCCACTGGTTGCGCAGGTCGGTGGCCCACTCCCGGTCGACCCGCAGGCCACGCTTCTCGGAGCGGGACATGATCTCCCGGCGAGCCATCGCCTTCTCGTACTGCGGCACGAAGCCCGCCGCCCGAAGCTCGGGCATGAGGAGCTGCGCCACCCGGTACGTGAGAACGGTATCCATCACGCCGTACGCCCAGTAGTCGGGCTCTCGGGTGTCGACGGTGGCCCACGTGGTGCCGGTGCGCTTCATCAGCGCCTTGAGGTTGTTCTGCCCGGCGTACGCCCCGGTGCCGAAGAGGCTGGCGGCGACGGGCTTGAGGCTGTGCGACTCGTGCGGGTAGAGGAGGTGGTGCACGAACATGGTGTCGTGCACGTTGCGCCACGCCGGCACGGGGTAGCCGTCCTCTTCAAGGGCGTGCATATCGAAGGCGCAGTTATGGAACAAGGTGGCCAGGTCCCGGTCGATGATGCGGCGCAGCGCCTCCTCGATCACGCCCCGCCAGCGCAGCGTGTCGAGGGCCCATCCCTCGTCGGCGGTGCCGAACTGCACGAGCCGCACGAACGGGTGCGTCCACCACTCCAGTCCGACGGTCTCGGTGTCGATGGCTACGGATCCTTCGAGGCAGTTGACCCACACGAGAAAGTGGTTGGCGTCTTCGAGGCTGTCTACATAGTGGAGGACGGCATCCTCAAGCATGTGCGAATCTCCTCCTGGTGTTCTCTTTGTGTGTGACGTCTTCGAGGTGGTCGGGGTTGTGGCAGTCTCGATACCGACAGCCTCTGGCGTGGACGTGGTCGATCTCGTGCTCAATCGGCCCGACTAGCTCCTCGTACACTACACGGTGCACGTACACCATCCCTGTGCCCGCCCTCCCGGCCCCCACCACGGCGTAGCTGTTGCTGTTCTTCGCGCCCGGCCACCGCCAGCATCCAGTCTCTAGGTCAATTTCGGTGCGGGAGAGTATTCGCTGCATGATCGGTGTAACCGGCCTCATACCCTCATCGTAGTTGGATACCGCTACGCCGTCAAGCGGCCCAGTCGGTTCTTCCGTTCACGCTCGTCGGCGTTGATCTTGTCTCGGCCGTGGCGCTGCACGTACCGGTCCTTCGCCGCCTTGCGCTGTGCCGGCGTGGTGCTGGCGGCGATGCGCCGCTTGCGGCACCCCTTGCAGTAGCTGTCTTGCACACCCTTCGACCAGTAGTACCCGGACGGCGGGAACAGCCCGCCGCAGTCCGGGCAGCGCCGGCGCAGAGACCGGGGGGCGTGGGCGTCGGTGCGCCGCATGCCCCCCGGTCGTCGGAGCACCACGCCTCGCTTGCGGAGAGCGTTGCCGACCGCTTGCGGGCTGACGTCGAACTCTTTGGCGAGGTAGGTGGTGGGCCAGCCGAGGGAGTACAGGTACTCGGCCCGCTCAGGGTCGAGCCTGGACCGGGGCATAGCGCTCCGCGAAGGCGGCCTGGTCGAACTCGGGGTCCACGGCCGGGACGTCCGACGTGACGTTCAGCTCGATCAGGGCGTTGAGGTTCCACACGGCGTGCGCCAGGTGCAGGCACCCGGTGTCGGCGTCCCACAGCTGGCCGTCGGCGTGCTTCTGGATGTGGCGGAGCGCCGAGCCGAGGTACTCGGCGTCGGGCTTGCCGCCCTTCTTCCAGTTGTCACGCTCGTACTTGATGGCGCCCTGCTCGAAGACCCGGGCCAGCGCCTCGTTGGCGTGACTGAACCCGAGCAGGAACGAGAGGTCTGGCTTGCCGGCGTTGAAGCGCAGAGCTGCGTCGGCCATCAGCCTTCCCACCTAATGTAGGCGTCGGCGTGGGCCGCTTCGAGGGCGATGATCATGCCTCGTTGCAAGAGCTGCAGGCTGTTCGTGAAGCCGTTCATCCGATTGCCCTCCTCGAACACGAACACCTGCTTGCCGACGGCCCAGGCGAAGCTGGCCTCGGCCCGGGCGCCGGAGCTATGCGTCCATCCGTCGAGCAGGATCACCGCATCGACCTCGCCAATGGCGTGGATGTCCTCGGTGAGGCGCTGGACCAAGTCGAAGTTGTACTCGGCCAGGTCCTCGTGGCCGGTGAAGCCGGTCCAGTCGTAGCCGGCCGCCTCGTCCAGCTCGTGCGGGCTGGTGATGGCGATGCCGGCGTCCCGGAGGATCTTCGTCGCCCGGCGGAACGCCGGGAAGTTGAACGCTTTGATGCCCCGCATGGGGCCCGCCAGGTAGGCGGAGCTGGGGGTGGTGGTCATGTGGGCGAGGGTTCCTTCCGCAGGCGGATGATCGCACGGCGCTCGGACGGCAGCGTGCCGCCCCAGACGCCGAACTTCTCGCTGTTCTCGATGGCATACTCCAGGCACTCGAACTGCACGGGGCACTCAAAGCACATGGCCTTGGCCGCCACCTGGTCGGCGGTGTTGTCGGAGAAGAACAGGTCGGTGTTGCCCCGCTTCCAGCAGACACCGCCTTCGGGCATGGTCGCCGTCACTGCTCGCCCCCGGTGGGGCAGTCGACCCACAGCTCGTCGCCCTTGGGGAACTTCCAGTTCAGCTTCCGCATTGGTATGGCGGTGATGGTGCCGTCGGGGTGGCGGGTGACGTGGACGTGCTCGGCGTCCGGCAGGTCACACACCTCGGTGAACGCCGCCTCGACGTAGAGGCGGTCGGCCCAGTTGTCTCGGGCGATGACGTAGCGGGGGTCACTCATCGGGACCGTCCCCTCGGACATGCTTCACGCAATCACACGGACGGATCTCGCCGTACGCCGCCAACCGTCGAACGCCGCCACGAGAAACGAACACGGTGGCCGTGTGTCGTTCCACGATGACGCCGAGGTGGTCGCCGCTCGGGTGATGGTCGACGAACCTGCCGACCGTCGCTTCACGCTTTCTCATCGGGAACCGTCCTCGACGTCGACCCACAGTAGAAACGGCTTCCAGCGTCGACTCGTCGAGATGCTGAACTGCTCCTGGCGCACGAGTCGGTCGGTGCCGCCTGTGCGGTCGAGCACGACACGCTCCCCCTTGGGGCACAAGGCGTCGAGCACCAGGCCCGCACGGTGGAAGGCCCTCGACTCGCTGACGCCAAACCCGACGCCGTCTATCGGGCGGCGATAGCCGAGGGTGGCGGCGATGCGTTCGGCGGGGGTCATGGTGTCTCCTTGGTGAACAGCGGCAGGACGGCGGCGACGAGGGCATCCCCGATCCAGTCGATCGCCGTCGGCGGGATGATCGGCGGGTACGGGTCGCCTTCGGCGTTGAAGCGGATCATGGCCTCGCACAGTGCGACCTTCAGATGGGCGGCGGCGATGCGTTCGGCGGGGGTCATGGTCTCTCCTTCTCGTACCGGATGTCGTGCCCGATGCCGGGGTGCATCGGCTGGCCGGGGCGCACGTCGCCCCGGCAGGAGACGATGACGGTTTCGCCCCGGCGGGGCTTCGGCGTGGCGACCTCCCGGCCGCACACCCTACAGGTCGTCATCGTCCTCGAACTCGGTCGGGCCCTCTTCGGTCGGGCCCTCTTCGTGGAACCCGAACAGCAGCTCGTCGTAGTCCCCGAAGGCTTCGTCCTCCGGGTCCCACGTGGGGTCGTCGTAGTGGTCGTTGTACTTGCGGCTCATCGTGCCGCCCTCGGACCGGTGTAGGACGGGATGCCGCCCGTGCGGCGCCACTCGGCCATCTTGGCGGCGAACGCCGACTGCTCGGCCTCGGTGCGCTCGATGGTGGTGCGCTCGTCGGCGTCGTCGATGCGGCCGGAGCGCAGCGCCGCACGGCGCAGGGCAGCCTCACCGTCGTCGTCGGTGAGGTACGTCTCGGACACGGCTCGGTTCTCGCTCACTTGCCCAACTCCCGCAGCTGGATGACGTGGATGTAGTCGGAGGCCGGCACCCACTGGCCGTCGACCTGGGTCACGCACTCGTAGCTCCAGTACGTGTAGTCGACGAACTCGGTGTCGATGCCGAGCTTGGTCTCGTAGGATCGGCAGGTGTTCACCGCACCGTGGTGGTCGAGGCCTCGGGCGCCGAGGACGGCGGCCGGGCAGATGATGAACAGGAAGGCGGCGACCCCGGCGACGAAGCCCAGGCCGCTCACCCCGTAGTGGTCGACGAACGGGTTCTTCATCGGTGCGAGCCGCCCACGATCACGTCGGCGATGTTCGACACCGGGATGAGGACCTTGCCGCCCCGGGGGTTGACCCGGGTGACCTCGATCCAGTCCGTCGGGTCCGGGATGTCCTCGCCGTCGTCGCCGAACAGCAGGGCGACGACGTCGTCCTCGGTCTCGACGCACACCCCGTTGCCGGGCTGCTTGAGGAAGATGGCGGTGGTGGTCATGGTGTTGCTCCTGTCAGCCGGTGAAGGCGGGGATGAGGTGGGTGGGAGTTGCGACCTTCGACTCCTCGACGACCGGCGCGCCGATGTCGGTCTTGGGGGACTCAACGCACTCGGCGTCGTTCCAGTCGTAGATGCCCTTGCCGGGGAAGGGGCAGGGCGGCGTCGCCGGGAACCCGGTCGTCGTGGTCGGCGGCGCGGTGGTCGTCGTGGTGAATGGCGGCGAGCAGTCCACCTCGCCGGTGTAGGTGGCGTCCCAGCGTGTTCCGGCGTTGTCGATCGTCACCACGTAGCGGTGCGCCGTGGCCGGGACCTGCAGCGAGTAGACGTAGTCGTAGTCGCCGGTGAACGTGATGCGCACAGCGTTCGCCTCGTCGCCGTCCACGACGATCGTGAGCTTGGTGTCCTTGTCGTAGTAGCGCAGGTGCACCTGGAGCCCCTGCTGGCACGAGGCGGTCACCTCGGCGGTGTGGGCGTCGGCGCCCTGCACCGTCGTGAGCTTGAGGGACACCAGCGCCGCAACGGCGGCGGCGACTGGCAGGAAGCGGAGCTTCATGAGGGGTTCTCCTCGATCGGGGGTCTCTTCCCATCGTCACACATGCGGCGCAGCTCTGTCAAGACCCTGGCCTCGTAGGCCCGGACATCAACGTGCCGGTACGGCGACCACTCCCACCACGGGAGCTTCGCCACGTCCCGCATGCGGGCCTTGGCGTGATCCCAACACAGCCTGCAGTACAGGCCGCACTTGCGCCGTCCCTTGCGGCACCGGACACAGCGGTTCGGCGGGAGGTCAGACGTCGCAGGCAGCGTAGCCATCGGCCCACGGCAGGTCACGGTGCGACCACACGAGCTTGTCGGCGGCGTCCGCCCACGGCACGAGCAGCCCGAACATCCCGGCCACGGCCCACCGGTGGTGGCCGTCGGCCAGGTAGACCTCGCCGTCTAGGAAGCGGAACGTCACCGGCTCCCGCACGCCCTCACGCCGGATGCTGGCGATGAACTTCGGGTGGCACTCCTGCAGCTTCTCGGCCCACAGGTGGCCGTAGTTGTCGAAGAACTGCACCTCTCGGGAGAGCACCGGCAGGTCCGGGCTCACGAGGGCTGGTAGGTCACCGGCCACAGCCATGTCTGGTCCTCGGTCCTCGCCACGTGGCGCATCGGGTGGAACGGTCTCTGGTCGCAGGTCAGGCCGGTCAACGGATCGACCTCGCCGCAGCGCTCCCCGATGGCGGGGAGCGGGATGTAGACGCTGCTGTCCACGCAGCCGTGAACCCCGGCGACGGGCGGTTCGTACGCCTCGTCGCCGGGGAGCGTGAACGTGATCTCGTAGGTCATGGGCGGTTCTCCTGCGGGTGCTTGATCTTGCGTCGGTAGGACTTGGCGGAACGGAACCGGGCGGAGCGTGGCTTGCGGCCCTCCCGCAGAGCTTCCAGCTCCGCAGCTCGGGCCGCACGGCGCACGCTAACGCCGGGACTTGCCGTCCGTGACCGTCTGGTCATCGGGGTTGTGGTAGACCATGCCGCAGGCGCACACGAGCATGTTCCACCGGTCGAGGTAGAGCTTCGTGTCCGGGTGGCACGGGCTGTCGTACTTGCTGTCGGTCATCTGCTCTCCTGCGTCTGGTGAGGGGCACGGCTCGGGATCCAAACCGCAAGTTCGGGCCCGGCGGGGGTGTAGCCGCCGTGCACTGGTTTCGCCGTGCCCCTCTTCTCTCATTGTTGCATGGCCGCCGGCCCGGTGTCAACCCCTTTCGACGGGACGGATCCCGACCCACGCACGCTGCGACTTGCCGAGCACCGGGTTCCACACGGCCTTCGTCTTCCCGCCCATGTCGGACAGGGCGGCGCACACGGCCTTGTAGTTCTTCGCCGCCTCGCTGTGGTCGAGCCCGTTCTCCAGGGCGTAGTCCTTGTGGTCCTGCACCACCCCGAAGGCGGTGCCCCCGGGGTCGGGCTCGTAGCGGGACACGAACGCCGACACCGTGTCGGACTCGGCCCGGTACTCGGCGACCGCAGCACGCAGCACCTCGGGCACGGCCAGGCCACGCTCGCAGTACGCCTCATAGCCCCGCAGCGCCCAGTTCAGGATCCCCGACAGCTCGGCCAGGAGCTTCGGCTTGAGGTACGGGTCCGCCTCCTCGGTCGAGATCCGCACGTTGAACGGCACGAGGATCACCCGGCGCCAGATGCCGTCGTCGGTGCCGGACAGGCGAGGCTTGGTGTTGGAGTGCACGAGGAACGTGTGCGTCGGCGCCCACTCCCGGAAATTCTCCCGCATGCCACGACCCGAGATCTTGTCGCCGCCGGTCAAGCCCTTGATCTTCGGCTCGTCCAGCTCGACGTCGGGCAGCTCCTCGGAGCGGGCGAGGCGCTTGTTGATGAGCACCGCACGGTCCGCCGGGTGCCCGTCGTTGCGCACGGCCTTGAACAGGGACTTCTCGGCCACGCAGCTGTAGCTCCCGAACAGCTCGGCGAGGATGTCCACGAACGTGCTCTTGCCGTTGGCGCCCTTGCCGTAGAGCACGGGGAACACGGCCTCGGTCTGGTTGCCGACCAGGGCGTAGCCGATCAGGCGCTGCAGGAACGCCCTCACCTCGGGGTCGGGCTGCACCCGTTCGAGGAAGCTGTCCCACCGGGGGCACGTGGCGTCGTCGTCGAACGAGCACCCGGCCACCTGCGTGAGCAGGTCGGCGGGGTCGTGCGGCTTGAACTCCCACGCCCAGTCCGGCGGCACCTCGTGGAAGACGCCCGGCTCGTACTCGACGAGCCCGCCGGGCGGGGCGAGGTTCAGCGTGCCATTGCGCACGTTGAACAGCCACGGCTGCGTGTCGAGGTCGTGGAGGCTGGCGTGGAAGCGGGGCTCGCCGGTCGCCATCGTGATGGCGCTCTTGGCGGTCCGGCTGGAGGTCTTTCCGATCGCCCGGGCCACGGCGATCATCTCGCCGTCGCTCAGTGGTCGCCAGTGCCCCAGGTACGGGATGAACCCGTACCACTGGCCGGACTTCCCGGCGTCATGCACGAACCGGACTCGGTCCCCGACAGCGTCGAGCAGCGCATCGGAGGCCTCAACGTCGGAGGTGCCCACCGGGGTGGTGGGCACCACCCGGAAGGGGAGGTGGATGGGGAGGTTGGTCACTGCTCGCCCCCTTCGGGGGAGTCGACCCACAGCTGAGCCGATCCGTCGATGACGACGTCTGCGGATACCAGTTCGATCCACACGTCGTCATGAACGCCCTCGACGATGACCTCCTGCTGTCGGATGAGTCGGTCGGTGTCGCCTGTGCGGTCGAGCACGACCCGTTGGCCCTTGGGGCACAAGGCGTCGAGCGCAACACCTGCTGGCTGCTCGGCCTTGTCGATCCAGAGCGTCGTGTCCATCGGCGGGGACTGGTTGCGTTGCCAGTCGCGCAGGGCGGTGGCGATGCGTTCGGCGGGGGTCACGACGCACCCGCCTTGCGACGCCAGTACGCGCGCCGGGCACGCGCCTCGGCGTGCGCCTTCGTCCATCCCCACCGGGCCAGGCCGTGGAAGCGCGGACCGATGACCTCAGCGCGATGTGGGCCGCGGCGAGGACGGCGCTGCAGGCGCGGTTCTTCGGGTCGCGCGACGACCCACCCACCCCAGCCGGTCACGACGCACCCGCCTCGACGTCGACCCACCAGGGCGCCAGATGCCATTCGGGGTCGTAGAAAGCTGCGTGCTCCATCGCCGTCACGCTGACGGTGCCGTCGGGGTTGCGGTGCAGGTGCACGTCGGTGTGACCTGCCAAGATGCGCAGCAGGTCCTCCTGCTGCGGCGGTGTCTGGTCGGGCATGTGTGAGGGTCCTTCGGGGGTCGGGGTTGGGCACAACTGCCCTCCTCTCTCCATCGTATCACGGATTCGGGGAAGGTGTGAGGAGATTCGGTACCTCTGACCTGCCCTAACATACACACACCTAACAGTCAACCTTAAACTTTCTCTGCTCTACTATATAGAGGGCGTTAACCGAAAGTGGTGTGTGTAAGTGTGAGGAGTGAGGTCAGGGTCGGCGGGTCAGCCAGGCCAGCAAGCAGACCAACAGCACCGGGATCAGGACCCCGATCAGGAACACGGGAGTGACCCCGGGCTGGTCGGCCGGCGTCCGGGGGCACTCGTACGTGGTGTCGCACGGCGTCGGATCGTGCTGCACGTCGGCAGGGGTGGCGCTGGGATCGTCCAGCACCTCTTGCAGTTCCTCTTGCATCATGGCCTCCTCAGCACGGTCTCTAGCGTCCCGTGGACCCCTCTCGGGGTTTCGGCCTGCGGTACAGGTCAGCTGCTGAACAGCCCGGTGCGCTTCCAGGCCGACAAGGCGGAGGAGTCCTGGCCAGACAGCACCAGGATCGTCTGGGCCAGCGTGTCCAGGCCCTCGAACAGCTCCCCGGCGTCCCACTTGGCAGCGAACAGCCCGTGCAGATCACCGTTGCTCGTGTGCCAGCGGAGCAGGCGACCGACGATCCGGGCAGCGTTGGCGGTCGGCCTGTCCGGGTGGTTGATGACCTGCGGGGTGCTGCGGACCCGGGTGCTGCGGCCCTTCGGGTTGCGGCGGTCCGGCTTGTCGGTGAACAGCTTCGGGATCACCAGGCAGACCAGCTCGTCGGACACGGTCGGCACGTCCTGCTCCCGCAGCTTGCGGGTGGCGTCGAGCACGTGCGCAGTGATGACGGGGATCGAGGTCGAACGGTCGATGGTGGTGGCGGTCATGGCTCTCCTTGGGACTCATCAGCACCGGCTTCACCGGCGGACCCCCGGAGGGGTTTCGTCCTGTCTAGCAGTCGACGAGCGTGCAGTCCACGAGCGTCGGGTGACCCTCGTCGAAGAGGACAGCCCACACCGTCGAGCCGTCCGGCCTGTCATACGACCAACCGTCCCGGCCATCGGTCGCAGTGTAGTGCAACCAACCCGGCGCACAACCGGTGCAAGACAACAGCACGGCGCACACGCACAGCAGCCTCACCCGCACGACAACCTCCAGTGGTACTCCTCCAGCTGAGCGTCCGGATCGGGCTCGTAGAACGGGTCCCCGTAGTCCTCCCCGTCGTCGTCGTCCGGGCCGTAGAACAGCTGCAGCTCATCGCTGTCGGGGTCGTAGCTGCCGTGTGCGTAGGTGGTGAACATGGTCAGTCTCCGTGGTAGGTGTTGACGGCGTGCGGGGGCACGTTGCGGAGCAGCCGTGCCGTGGCCTCAACGGTCTCGTCGTCGAGAAGCAGACCGGGGATCTCGTCCTCCAGGGCCTCACGTACCGACTGGGCGAACGTGGCGAAGTCCACAGCCCACGGGCTCCAGTACGTGGAGACCCTGGCCACGTACCGGTGGCTGTCGGCCACATCGGTGTAGAGCACCACGTGCTCCGGGCCCAACCGGTCGGCCCGGTTGAACACGTGCACCTCCTCGGTGCGGGTGATCTGGTTCATGTCGTGTACCTCCTCAGTGCCCCGTGTTAGGCCCGGGGCAGACGCTCCGTAGAGCGTTTCGGTGGCCGTGCAGCGTCAGTAGTACTGCAGCACGTACTCGGCGTCCCGGGCGGCGATGTTCCACCGGTGCCAGTCATCCGGGGTGATCACCTCATGGTCGAACAACCACAGGCCCTCCTTGGCCGTGGACTCCAGCTTGAGCGCTGCACGGCGCAGGTCGATCCACAGCTCCTCCGTGCGGCTACCGTTCAGGAAGGCCGTGCGGGCCTTCTCGAACCGGTTCACGTCCCGGGTGAGCTTCGTCTTAAGGCTCCGGTACTCGGCCTTGGTCAGGTAGCGCATGGTCTCTCTCTCCTCGTCAGTGCTCAGTGTAGGCCCTGAGCAGACCGGCAACAACGTGCCGGTTTCGGTGGCCTGTGGGCTCAGTAGCGGGGCCCGATCAGATCCGGGCGAGCCCACGTCACGGCGATCGCCTCCTGCTTGTAGTAGGCGGCGAGACCGGAGACCAGGTGCTCGACGTAGCCTCGCAGCGTGACGTCCTCCGGCGTCGGCAGGTAGCGTGCCGAGCCGTACAGGACCCGAGTCGGGTCGAGACCGGCCACCGTGACGGTGTAGCTCTCCTCCTCCTCACCGTCCCAGAAGCCACGGACGGTGCCCTTCTGGACCACCTGGGCAGCCTCGGACTCTCGGATGGTCAGCTCGGCGACGTCGTCCAGCTCGTCCTTGAACCGATCCCAGGTGTGGAGCGGAAGCTGGCCGGTGACGGTGCCCCGGCCGATGGACAGGGTCAGGTTGTATGCGGTCATGTCGTTTTCTCCTCTGTGACTCGTCAGTGTGCAGTGTAGAGCCCTGCACAGACGGGCGCAAGCCCGTTTCGTCGGCTACTGCTCGGTCTCCTCGTGCTGTTCGGTCGTGCGTCGGCGGTCGGTCGGACGGTCCCGGCGCTGCAGGCGCTTGCGGCGCAGGATGCCCCGCAGCGTGGCGCTGTCGGTTGGGCGGGCGGTCTGCGGGTCAGCCGACACGGGTGCCCCGGATCTGCGGGCGGATCGTACCCGGGCGGACGGGGTAGCCGTAGACGTCCTCGTAGGCGTCGTACGGGCGCACGGGCGGACGGACGGGCGTGGTCTTCTTCTTGTCGTTCATGGTGGATGTCTCCTCGTCAGTGCAGCATGTGTGGGCGCTGCAGACAGCCGTTGAACGGCCGTTTCGGTCCCCGGTGTGCGGTCGGTCAGAAGTCTCCGTAGTCTTTCGTGTCGATGGAGCGGTTGGACTGCACCAGCCATGCCACGGCTTGCACCTGGTGCGGGAGCAGGCCGAGACGGCGAGCCTCCGCACGGTAGACGCCCGTAGCCAACCGGTAGAAGTGGCGGCGCTCTAAGGTCTTCTGGAACCGGCGGTTCCACTCGGGGGTGGGCAGACCGCACAGGATGGCGGCGGCGTGCCGGTCGATCGTCACTGCACCGTTGCGGGCAGGCTCGACGATGTTCCGGTAGAAGGAACGGACCTTCTGGCCCCGCAGAGCGTGCAGCGGGTCGGCACCGTTCAGGATCGCCCGAGCCTTCTGGCAGGCATCATGGAAGTGAACGTCTTGCGTAGGGTCGGCGAGGAACAGGTCTGCGGCCGCAAGGTTGTTCTCCCACCCGTTCTGCGGGGACAGAGCAGCGATGATGCCTGCTGCAGCCTGCACCGAGATCCCGTAGCGGGTGGATAGGAGAACAGCGTTCTCGTGTGCCACCCGGTACCAGTTGAGACCAGCAGCCCAGTCGGCTTCCGTTGCCAGATCTAGGCAGGCCTGAAGGTTCGTCAGGCTGTAGTGCGACAGGGCATCGACCCGGTTCTTGGTGGTCGTCGATCGTCGAGCGCTCATAGCTTTCACTTCCTCTCTCTGCTATCGCTCCGGTCGTTGCCGTCGCTGTGATGGAGTCAGTATCGGTCCGATGGCCGATGAAGTCAAGCCTGTTGTTCAATCGTTGTGATCTCGCCTGCGGAGGCAAGGGAACAGCGGCCCCGACCATGAGCGGACGATGCCGAAGACTTGCCGATGCTGCAGCTCTAGCTGAACGCAACGGCGACCGGTGGTGGAGCGGAACGGTGCGACCCTGACAGACCAGGGACCGGGGAGGTAGATGCGATGTGCCATGCCCAGAGCATCGACACCCCCCTGCCCTGTACTTGATAGGCACATCGGCCCATCCTCTGTGTGTGAGCTGTGAACATGGGCGATCCTGCACTGCGAGCCCAACGGTAGGAGCGGAGGGGGGTACACCCCTTTGCGGGGGCCGGCGGGGGGTAGGGGGGAGCACACACCCAACGCACACACCCCCCTCCGTGTATCCAACGATCAACCCTTCCGCTCCCGGAACAGTTCTGCAACGGGTCGGGCCCGTGTAGACTCCCAGCATGAAACGCATCAAGGCCATCGGCCTCCTCATCCTGTCCCTGTTCCTCTTCACGGCCTGCTCCCCGGAGCAGGACCATGAGTACCAGTCCATCAACAGCACCCGGAACTTCTTCTCGAAGCCGAGCCTGCAGTACAGCGAGGAGGCGGGGAACATTGCCCAGTGGTACGCAGCGACCCTTGCGCAGCCCGGGTACCCGCTGGCGCACAACCCGTACCTGTCCCAGCAGCTGACGGCGGCGGGGCTGCCGTGGGCGAACGCCGGCGAGAACGTCGGGTGCTCGACGTCCGGGGGCAGCATCACGCAGGTGCAGGACGAGATCTTCCGGGCGTACCTGTTCTCGGACCCGCACTTCGCCAACATCATCTCCACGCAGTGGCTGTACGTCGGGACGGGTGTGGCCCGGAACGGGAACAAGACCTGCACGGTGCACGTGTACTGGACGGTGTAGCGCCGGGCGGTCCCGGGGTGTAACATCCCCGGGACCGCAAGACCCCCGACCCGGAGACGCACACCATGACCACCGAAGACCCGAACCCCACCCGCACCGACACGCCGGCCGTGCCGGCCGACCCGACGCCCGAGGCCACGGTGCAGGTCGACATCCACGACGACGTGCCCACCACCGAGGAGGAGCTGGCGGCCCGCAACGACATCCTCGGCGCCACGGTGCTGATCCTGTCCGAGGAGAACGACGGGCTGCGGGCGGAGGTCAACCGCCTGAACCGCCTGATCGCCACCGGAACGATCGGCCCGAAGGACCGCAACGACGCCCGCAACGCCCTGCGCTGATGCACGCCCGCACGTTCCGCATCGGGGTCTACGACCACACGATCCAGGTGCGGGTCTACGCCGTCGGGGAGAAGCTCCCCGGCGGCGACGGCGACGTGCTGGCCCTGACGGACACGACGGCCAGCGGCCGTGTCCGGATCCACGTGCGGCCGTACACGCCGCTGGCCACGATCGCCCATGAGGCGACGCACGCTGCGCTCCGGGTGCTGTGGCACCGGGGCCTGGTGATCTCTCCAGACTCCGAGGAGGCGCTGGCGTACCTGGTCGGCCACATCACGGGCCTGGTGCAGGACGCTCAGCGATCAGCCCGGGCAGTGTACCGGGCGGTGTGCTAACCTTCCGGCCGTGGCCACCACGACGATCTCCGGAACCATCCAGGACCCTACGGGTACGGCGCTGTCCGGCATCACGGTGGTGGCTCGCCTGATCCCCCGTCCGTGCTTCGTGACCGCAACGGGCGTCGAGATCGCCCCGCAGTACAGCACGACGACGAACGGGTCCGGGGTCTATACGTTGTCGCTGACCCGGACCGCGGACCTGACGCCGCTGAACTCCCGGTACGAGATCACCGAGTACATCCCGGACCGCTACGGCGGCCCGGTGAAGCACGTCATCACGGTCGGCAGTTCCGCCGCCACCGTGTACGCCAGCTTGATCTCGGCCCCTACCTCTCCGTACGTGCCGTGATCGGGGTCTTGCATACGACCGAGTCCGGCCCGGGCTCCTTCCGGGGCGTGGCGAACTACTTCGACCGCAACCCGGGCATCGAGCCGCACGTGCTCTACGACCCGTCCACGGGCGACGTGCTCCAGTTCTTGGCGGCGAACGAGCCGGCCAAGGCGCTGTTCAACGCTCCGGGGGGCGTGGAGACGAACCGCCGGGACGGCGGCGTGTTCCAGGTGGAGATCGTGGGCCGTGCCGCCGACTGCGGCTCCTACGACGACGCCTGGTACGGCCGGCTGCAGGCGTTCTTGGCGCAGTGGTCTGCGCTGCTCCAGATCCCCTACCGCTTCTACGAGGGCCCTCGGCTTTCCCCGGAGGCGTGGTCTTCGGCCGTGCCGCAGTGGTACGGCCACTGCCACGTGCCCGAGAACACCCACACCGACCCGGGCACGCTCGACCTCTCCCGACTCCGCATCACTCCCCAGAAGGAGGCCCCCGTGGCCGCACTCGAAGACGTCACCCCCATCACGATCCATCCGGGCGGGGACCGCTCGAAGCCGTCCCAGCAGACGCCGCTCACGAGCGCTGTGGCATACTGCGTGGACGCCTCGGCCCAGGCCGAGGCGGTGGCCCGAGAGGTCCTGGCGGTCGTGAAGACCCTGGTGCCGGCGGCTCCGAGCATCCGCACCTTCACCACGGCCGAGCTGCTCGCCGAGCTGGTGCGCCGGCAGTCGGCCTGATATACTACCGGTCATGCCCGTCTACGCCGACCAGAACGCCCTGTCCACCACGGCCGAGCGGCTATTCACCGAGGCGTTCACTCGGAGCGCCACGGCGGGCCACCCGATCCAGGTGACGGTCCGGAACGATGATGCGTCGATCGTCGTGTACCTGGGCGACTCGGACGTCAGCTCCAGCAACGGGTTCGCTCTGATCGCCGGTGCGGCGGTGAGCTTCGACATCCAGAGCCCAGCGGACTGGAAGGAGCTGTACGCCGTGGCGGCGTCCGGCACTCCTGAGCTGCACATCTTCGCTGTCGGGCCGGTCGGCCCGAACACCTGACCATGACCCGCTACGTCCCTACGGCGACGGCGGGCATTCTCGGGCATCGGCGCTTCGGGTACTACACGGCCGGGTCGGGGTCTCCGCCGCCGGCGTTCTCTCCGCTGTCGCTGTCGCCGGCGTTGTGGATCGACCCGTCGGATGCTGCGTCGGTGACGATCTCGGGTTCGTCGGGCGCCTACATCGGCGCCAACGGGCTCGTGTGCCTGGGGTCGGGTACGAACGGCGCCGTGGGTTCGGCGCTGGCTGCGTACAACCCAGGTGCGACGAGCATCGACATCAAGGTCCGTGCCCAGGCGACGGACTGGACCCGCTCACAGACCTTCGCTGGCAAGCGGGGCATCGGTGCGGCCAACTTCGGGTGGCAGTTCAACCAGAACCTCGCAGGCAACTTCTTCATCCAATGGGGTGACTCCTCGACCACCGCCACCTTCGACCAGTCGACGGTGGCGAACACCCTGGTCGATGGGACCACCTACTGGATTCGCTGCACCAAGAACTTCGCCACGGGCTCGGCGGCGTTCTACTACGCCGCCGATCAGGCGTCGGTGCCGTCGTCGTGGACGCAGATCGGCGCCACGGTGGCGGGAGCGTCGGGGACCTGCTTCGCCGACACGAACGCCGTGTGCGTCGGCTCCTACAACGCTGGCGCCGCCGAGCAGTTCCAGGGCACCATCCTCCGCACCGTCATCGACGTCAACGGCACCACCGTGTTCAACGCCGACTTTGATGCGGCGACCCCGTTCGTGTCGGCGTTCACCGAGTCGGCGCTCGGCGCCCCCGTGTACGTCGTCTCCTCGACCGCCACCTCCTCGACCGCCAGCTACGGGTACGTGGGGCCTGAGGGGTGGGTGGCGCCAGGTGCCACGGGCAACGTCGCCACGACGCCTGACTCAGCAGCCGTATCACCGACCACGGCGGTTGAAATCGTTGTCCGAGCACGAGCGGCGTGGAGCAACGGCGTTGTGTTCTATGCGAAGCGTTCTGGCGGCGCCGAGACGTCCGCACAGGGGTCGCAGTTCTACCTCAACTCGTCGGGTTCGATGCGGTTCTTCTCGAACAGCGGCGACGTCGGCGTCACGCACGCCTTGGTGGACGGCGCTTGGTACTGGCTGAAAGTCACAGCCGATGGAACGGCGACCAAGTTCTACTTTGCCGCCGATCAGTCCACCGAGCCCGTGTCGTGGACGCAGATCGGAGCGAACCAGGCGGCCGCATCCTTCGTGGACACGGGGCACCTGTTCTCCATCGGGGGTGATTCGCAGTCTGGCTGGAAGCCAGTAACAATCAAGCGGCTCATCCTCCGCAAGACGATCGGCGGTTCGGCGGACTTTGACGCCGATTTCGTGACCGCCGCCGACTACTGCACCACGTTCACCGAGTCCTCTGCGAACGCCGCCACGGTGACGATCACCGCCACGAACACGCCTAGTAACGCTGCGGGTGCGTGCGTCTCCCAGATCAACGACAAGTCGGGCAACGCACGTCACCTGACCCAGGGCACGTTGGCGAACATGCCGAAGTACTGGAACGGGCAGAACGGCTGCAACTGCCTGGTGTTCGACGGGACCAACGACTACATGAGCGGTGCGCTTGCGACCGCAGCGATCGACGACTTTGCCATGTCGATCGTGACCGCCTACAACGGGTCAGCGGCTCAGTCAGTGCCGTTCTACGTCGGATCGGGCAATTCGAACGGATGGGGTGTCGCCCCGAACTCGACGGGCAGCGTCGTTGGCTGGCTGCGTGGCGGAGCCGCTTGGGAAGTGTCGGGCACCGCACGACGCACGGGATGGTCGACGTACGAACTGGCCCGCATCAGTGGCACCGCTCAGGTGTGGCTCGATGGCACGCAGACCAGCAACGCCTCAACGTCAGCGCCGATCCTGCCGACCACTCAAACCTATCTCGGCACGCACAACGGCTCCACGTTCACCACGACCTGCGTGCTCGGTGAGGGCATCGTTTGGACGACGCCGACGAGTCAGCAGCTCAGCGACGTTCGCACCTACGAGAAATCAAAGTGGGGGACACCGTGAGCGACGAGTGGCGGACCATGACGAAAGCCGAGTTCGATGCGTGGCACGCCGCTGAGAAGGCGGCCCGAGGCTACCCGCTCCGAGGCCGCAACGCCAAGACCGGGGCCCTGGCGCCGGCCGGCGTCGGCATGACTACCGATGTAGTAGCACCCGTCCAGGTCGACACCGCAGACGTGCGCATCCCCCTCGTCGGCACCAGCATCGCCGAGGTCAAGGACGACAAGGGCGTCGTCGTCAAGCCCCTCCCGGGCCGGGTGTCCTGGGAGCCGGTCCGAAAGCTCGACGGCACGGTCGACGCTGCGGCCTCCAAAGTGGAGCCCGTAGTAGAAGCCGTGGTAGCCTTCGAGGCGTGACCCCCACAGACAACCTGCCCGTACGCCGGCGCTCCGACGCCGAGATCCTGCGAGCGCTCAAACACTACCTCATCCAGCGAGAAGCCGGCACCCTCTTCCACCGTGCGTGCCGGGAGGCGGACGTCGCCCCGGACACGGTGAAGAACTACCGCCGGAACCACCCGGACTTCGCCGAGGCCGAACAGGTGGCGATCGCCGCCGGCATGGAGCTGGCCGAAGAGGTGCTCCAGACCAAGGCGATGGACGGCGACTACCAGTCCTTGTCCCGGTTCCTCGAAGCGAACAGCGAGAAGTACCAGAAGCAGACACTCACCGAGCGCCAGACCGTTGTGGTCATCTCCGCCGACAACGCCCTGGAGAAGGTCCAGCTCCTCAAGGAGGAGCTGATGCGCCGCCGGCGGGACATCCCCGCAGGCGTGGTTGGCAAGAACCCGTTCATCCGGGACCCAGGTGAGCGAGTCCCGAGCCCCGACGACGACATCGTCGATGCGGAGATCGTCGACTGATGGCCGACACCCTGACCTACGCCGACCGTCTGGAGATCCTCTCCATCGACGACGAGCTGCTCAAGTACGCCACTCCCCAGGAGCTGGCGATGTACGAGCGTGCCCTGGAGATCGAGTCGAAGCTCTCAGGCATCCTGCCGTACGTGAAGGCGGCGTCCCCGATGGTGAAGGAGTACCCGCACGTCAAGCTCATCGCCGAGCACCTCGACGCCCTCGTCGAGGGCCGGCTCTACTACGACGGGCCCGGCCCGACGCCGGTGGCGTCCGACGAGTTCGAGGAGGACGAGGAGACCGGCCAGCGCTACTACGTGATGGTCCACCCCGAGCGAGGCGACCCTGTCGTCTACAACCTGCTGCTCCACGCCCCGCCCCGCCACGGCAAGAGCTTCCTCGTGTCCGAGCACTTCCCGGCGTACATGCTCACCAAGTTCCCGGACCTGTCCGGGATTCTCGCCGCCTACGAGCAGACCTTCGCCGAGACCTGGGGCGAGAAGGTCCGGGACCACATCGTCGATCTGCAGGACGAGTTCGGAGTCACGGTCCGAGGCGGCAAGCAGGCGGCCAAGGGCTACTTCCGGATCAAGAACCACCGGGGCGAGTTCCGCTGCGCCGGCGCCGGCGGCTCCATCACCGGCCGTGGCGGCCACTGGCTGATCCTCGACGACCCGATCTCGAACAGCGACGACGCCAAGTCCGAGGCGGTCCTCGACTCGCAGGAGAACTGGTGGCACTCGACGTTCTACAACCGCCGACAGCGCTTCCCCGACGGGACCCCCGGCCGGGTGCTCGGCATGTGGACCCGGTGGACGGAGGAAGACATCCGGGGCCGCATCATCGACAAGCAGCTCGACCAGTGGTGCATCATCAACCTGCCGGCGATCGCCGAGCCGAACGACGACGAGCCCGTCGACCCGCTCGGCCGGGAGCCCGGCACGCCCCTGTGCCGTGACGTGATGCCGCTCCGGGACCTCAAGCAGATGCGGGCTGCCACCCCGCTGTGGTTCGAGGCCATGTACCAGGGCCGGCCGTACATCGCCGAGGGCAACCTGATCCGCAAGCCCTTCCAGCACTACAGCATCGACGTCATCGACGGCAAGGAGCACTACACGCTCCGCTTCGCCGACGGCAAGATCGTCACCGTGCACGAGGACCAGACGATCCGCTTCGGAGCGCTCGACCTCGCCGCCTCCACCAAGACCACGGCCGACTGGACCGTGCTCGGCTGCTTCGTCGTGACGAAGACGGCGCCCCGCTACCTGCTCGTGCGGGAGGTGGTGCGCACCCGAGTGCAGACCGAGGAGCACGCCCCGTTCCTCACCCGGGAGTCCGGCCGGATGAAGCTCGGCTACACGCTCGTCGAGAAGCAGACCTACGGCACGAACCTGATCGGCGTGATGCAGCGCCAGAACAAGGTCCGGGTGCGGCCGGTCAACGCCGACAAGGACAAGGTCACCCGAGTCAACGGCACGATCGTCAACGCCCTCGCCATGCGCCAGCTGTTCTTCCCCGAGCTGGGCTCGGCCGACTGGTACCCCGAGTTCGAGAAGGAGCTGCTCCGCTTCCCGAACGCCAGCCACGACGACCAGGTCGACGTGCTCGCCTACGCCGTCCAGGAGTTCACCAACCTGCCAGCCTACATCACCCGAGCGCAGCCTGTGCCGGGGCCCGAGGGCGTGGCGCAGCGCTACATCGAGAAGCTCCGCAACCCTAAGCGCCGGCGGGTGAACCACCCAGATCTCGGGTACTGGTGACGGGCATTGACCTGCCCCGGGCCGGGGGGTAGCATTCCGTCATGGCAACCGCTGCAGTCTCCTCGCTCAAGGTCTCCGTGCAGGGAGACCGCAAGACCGCCCGTGCGAAGATCACGGAGTCGGGCTCGTACGCCACCGGTGGCACGTCCATCACGGCGGCGTCGCTCGGCCTCAACTACATCGAGCAGCTCGTCGTGACCCGTGCTCCGACGGCCACGGAGGACCAGGCCTGGGACGGCACGCCCGGCACCACGGTCAAGGTCCTCACGTTCACCGACGCCGGCACCGAGGCCCAGCACTCGGTGTCCGCCACCACGTCCGTCTACTACGTCCTCGCCATCGGCGTGTGACGGCCCTTGCGTCCCACCTACCCGAAAGGTAGACTTCTCTCATGGCAATGACCGTCACCCTCGACAACCCGGACAAGATCCCGCTCCGTGGCGACTACTGGCTCGTCTTCGGGACCTTCACGTTCGACACGGCCTCGTACACCACGGGTGGCTGGGCGCTGACCGCTGCGCAGCTCGGCGGCGATTCGATCGTCAAGATCATCGCCGGCAAGTCCAGCGTCGACACCAACTTCGCTCGCTACAACGCCTCGACCGGCAAGGTGCAGCTGTTCCGTGACGTGGCCACCGGCCCCATCGCCGAGCACACCGCTGCGGCCACCACGGCCCAGACGGTGGAGTTCATCGCCGTGGTCCGCAAGGCCGCCTGATCCCATCCACCCACAACCTGTAGTACGATAGGGGGCGCCGCACCAGCGGCGCCCCCTTCGTCGTTCGGAGCCCCCATGTCCGAGTTCGATCCCAGCTCACGCCCGTCCGGTGTGTGGCTCATCATCCCCAACTACGACATCGCCAGCCGGCAGTCCTCCTGCTCGCTGACGAACACCATCCGCCGGCCCAGCGACATCGGCGTCTTCCGGCCGGCGCTCCCCGTCGGCTGGATCGAGCACGAGGGCAGCTTCGACGTGTCGCAGCTCGCCATCGAAGAGGGCGCCACCGTCCTCGGCTGGAAGTCGCCCGAGCAGGTCGAGGCCGAGCTGGAGAAGCTCAAGACCCAGCTCATCTCCGCCCGCAACTCCTACGCCCGGGAGTGCCGCAAGACCAAGCGCCTGGAGGCCCAGGTCGAGGAGCTGCAGGGGAACCAGTCGTGACCGAGCTGGCCCTCCTCGGCGTCATCGCCGTGCTCGCCGCCCTCAACGCCTTCGGCCAGCTCAAGCAGGCTGTCGAGCGCAAGCACTGGGACACCGAGCGCCGGGCGTACGTGGCCGCCGCCCTGGCCGCCCAGTCCAGCTCGCAGGCCGCCTCCGCCGTGGTTCGCCCGAAGGCGGAGCCCTCGAAGCCGGCGGAGCCCCGGCCCGTCCAGCTCGACCTCTGAGTTGTGGTAGCCTTGCCCGGTGGCTGACGCACCGAACGACAAGACCGACGCCGGCAGCGAGGTCGTAGACCGCTCGAAGAAGTCGTCCGGGCTCGCCCTCCCGAAGCGCCGGCCGGAGCCGGACCCCGAGGCGGGTCTGATCCGTGACCTCTACAAGGAGGGCCTCAAGGCCATCCGCTCCGAGATCAGCAACTACTGGTGCAACTACGCCTTCCTCGCCGGCAACCAGTGGGTGTACTGGGACTCGGGCGCCAACCGCCTCGTCGACCTGCCCCGGGACCCCGAGCGCACCCGCATCACGAACAACCGCATGGCGTCGAACACCCGCACGATCATGGCCAAGGCCATGCAGCGCAAGCTCGTGTTCGAGGTCCCGCCCTCGGCGTCCGACGACGCCAGCATCCGGGGCGCCCGCCTCGGCGAGAACATCCTCCGCCAGGTCGCCCGCCACCACGACTGGGAGGTGCTGCGGGAGCGCCACCTCCAGACCACGTGGAAGGGCGGCACCGGCGCCATCTGCGTGACGTGGGACCCGAACGCCAAGGACGTCATCATCCCGGCGTCCGACGACGGCGAGCCCGCCGTGCACGAGGGCGATACCTTCGAGGAGGTCCTGTCGATCGCCGAGTTCGTCGCCGAGCCTGGCGCCCGTGACCCCGAGACCGCCCGCTGGTGGGCGAAGGCCGTGACCCTGCCGCCGAAGCAGGTTCAGGCCCAGTACAGCCTGCCGTGGGAGCCCGACGCCGACGGCTGGGCAGCGCAGCAGCCGTACATCAATCGCTTCACGCAGACGAACCCGGCCGACAACCAGACCACGCTCGTGCTCACATACTACGAGCGCCCCAACTTCCTGT